ATGGCTACCTATCAAAAAAGAAATGGCAGAATCACGGCAATGGTGCGTATCAAACCGCATCCTGTTAAGTCCAAAACATTTGATACTATGCGTGACGCCAAGGCGTGGGCGCAAGAGTTGGAAGTTAAACTGAAGAATGAAAAAGCTCAAGTTTATGAGCATATCTTATTAAAGGATGCTTTAACCGAATATCGAGATACTGTTTCAATTAAGAAAAAAAGTTCTATACAAGAGATCCAAAAAATCAACTTCGTACTAAAACATATGAAATGCGATATTCCTCTTTATAGTGTCGATAAAATGTTTTTAGTAGGATGGCGTGAAAAGCGACTTGAGGATGTGAAGAGCTCAACAGTGCAACGCGAGTTCATTATGTTAATGGGTTTTTTTACATGGTGTGTAGAAACTAAGCTTTGGCTTTCAGCCAATCCAGTTAAAGAAATTCAGATGCCAAAATCGGGCAACCATCGTGAGCGAGTTATATCTTATGAAGAAGTTGAAGCACTAACACCTTTTTTAAATAACGATCTACGGGATATTTTCCATTTGGCTTTAGAGACAGGCATGCGACAAGCCGAAATCTGCAACCTTAATTGGAATCGTATATTTTTAGACAAAAGTTACTTGAGGCTCGAGATAACAAAGAACGGAAAACCCCGTGAAGTGCCTCTTAGTAAAAGGGCAAAAGAGATTTTATCTGCTAGAAAGGCCAAAGGTGCAGGACTGGTGTTTGGTGAATATTCAACATATAGAGCGGGTCAAGACTTCTACAAAGCAAGAATTAAAGCTGAATTATTTGGGTTTACATTTCATCATCTTTCTGTGCAAAGGCCTCAAGTATGGCTCTACGACAAACTCGATCTAAAAGATTTTCTAATTCTGTTTCAGTGATTGTGATTACTTTGACTTCTGACATTTTATAATACCTCTCTGCGTTTCATTGCTTCCATCAATAAATCCTGCACTTCGCGCTTTGAGTCTCGGCGTTCCATAACAACAGAATCAATCGTGTTTTTTGCAATGATGTGATAAATGTAAACTGGACGATCATGGCCTGCTTGCGCTTGGCGCGTTGGCCCAATACGTTCTATGATTTGTTGGTATTGTTCTAAATCCCACCAATGGGAAAAGAAAACTAAAATATTTCCGCCATCCTGAAGATTCAGCCCGTGACCCGCACTTGCTGGGTGGGCAAATAGCACAGGAATCTTTCCTGCATTCCAGTCGTGGATTGTCTTTGGATCTTTGTCTAAATGTTTGCCGCTTGGGAAAGCCTTCTGTAACCGCTCAAGGTCACTTTTAAAGTGATATGAAACGAGTACAGGCATCCCACAAGCTTCTTCAATAATTGATTCAAGCGCTTGTATCTTTTGGTCATGTATGGCTTGCCAATTGCCTTGCTCATCGGTGTAGATAGAACCACTTGCGATTTGCAAACACTTCATTGTTTTTGATGCTGCGTTGAATGCTTCGACTTCTGTGGTTTCAGAAAGTTCAATAAACATTTCCTTTTCCATCTCGTCATACAGTTTTCGCGCTTTGCCTTTGAGCTCAACTTCTATTGTGTTAAATATTGGCTCTTTAATATCGAAATAATCCTTAGCCTCAATGCTCAGGCAAATATCTTTGAGCTTGGTCTGTATTTCATTTTGACTATGTGGAAAGGGCACAAGCTGAACAGCATTGCGGTCTGCACCAACTTGGATTTGCTGAAACCAACGCTGAGTAAATGCGCCAAAACTTGTGCCTAATCTTTGACCGCGGTCAATAAACCATACTTGACCCCAAAGGTCCTTCAATCCGTTGGGGCTCGGGGTTCCAGTTAAAGCAATGAATCTTTTTACTCGCGTATGGGCAACTTTACCTAAGGCGCGTGCACGTACTGAACCTTGACTGACGCGAAAGCCTTTAAGCTTTGTACTCTCATCGGCAACCACTTTAGTAAAAAACCATTTCTCTTTTAGATAGCCCACAAGCCAAGGCAAATTTTCATAATTGATTGTGTAGACATTGGCTTGCTGTTTTAGAGCGCGTACACGTTCTTCAGCAGTACCAACGACAGCTACAACTTTAAAGTGCTCTAAGTGCTTCCACTTCTTAGCCTCATCGGGCCATGTGGTCGCTGCAACACGCAAAGGGGCAACAACAAGCGTTGCGCCGGGTTCGATTAAATCAAGCATGTCCAGAGCGGTGAGGGTAGAAGACGTTTTGCCTGTGCCCATTCCCGCCCACACACCGCAACGCTCATTATCAAGAATGTGCTCGATAATGGCGTGTTGATAATCATGCGGTTTGTATGCGAGTGCAGTCATTATTCAACATCCTTTTGTTGCATAATATCTTCAGTTCGAATGCCTGAAATAATTGCAGATACCCCACAACATGAGCACTCATCAAAAGTAATTGTTAAACCTTTGCCATGAATGATGGAAGTAACTGTCCCAGAAGAATGAGCAGGAACTTTTACGTAAGCATTTTGCATTGGGTGAATATTTTTGATTCGCGTACCAACCCAATCGCTTACTTTTTTAAATCCTAAAGGTGGTTTGGTTTTAAAAGTCATCCCAATAACTCCTCAATTCGTTCTATGCTATCGATTACTTCAACTCGCTGACCCATATCGCGCATACGTTTGTGCTCTCTGATCTGTGCCGCTGTTGGTTTTTCGCCTGTTGCTTTTAGCTCTGCCCAAAACGTGTTGCTTGGTAGCATTACGATACGGTCAGGGGCAGAGTTGCGACCGATCCACTTAACTTTCCGAACTTCACCGCCTAGCGTATTAACTCGTTGCACTAGGTAAGCTTCAATTTTCGATTCGCGCATTAGGTGAGCGCCTCGCATGATTCAGAACAAGAGCCCGATTCATATCGTTTGCTACTACGTAGTGCTTTGAACATCTCATCACGATCATGGTCTTCGTATATTTCAATCACATCACTCATGTGTAAGCGCTTTCGATACATGCGATGATGATTGTATTTGCGACCCTCTGATCTAACTTCAGGCCCTTCTGTTAGACCAATCCATTTCACAGCTTGTTCAGGCTCATCCTTTGCAGCCAAAGCGATTTTGTTTAATGTCTTTTTGATGCAGAAAACGCAGTTGCCAAGATGCTCCGTGATTGCTAAATCAAATGGTTGTTGCTCCCACCAATCCAAAACATCATCTTTTTCAAATTCACAAATTTCTGCTAAATAACGAAATCCTTCTTTCTGATGTTTTGCATCTTCATGTATTGGCAATCCTAGCGTTACAAGGATTTCGATCGGCAATCGAGTTGGTTCATCAAGCCGCATCCCGATCCAGCGCTCAAAGTTATTTTTCCCAAAGATATCATTGCAATATTTCTCAAAGGGTTCCGTCTTCATTCTGGCGGTACAGAACGGAGTATTGTAATACGGGCTACCATACTTCTTGAGCATGTCTTTCCACGGCTCTAAGTCCTGTTTTAATTCATCAAGCCCGATAATTTTATAGTCATTACCAATACCTAAAACTGGATTAATAACGACACGAAGGCAAACAAGGTCGATTTTCCAGTGCTTTACAATATCTTTAATGAATTGATATGTAGATGGATGTTCTGCGCCAGTGTCCATAAATACAAAGTGTGCATTTGGATCTGATTTAAAAAGATGAACCAAGTAAGCTGAAGTACGTCCACCGCTAAAGCTGATAACTTTTTTCATGGTCTTAGTCCTTCTTATAACGGTAAGATTCAAAGCCTGCAGCAGCCAAGGGCAAATCAATTGCCCAATCTGGATTGCGTGCAAGCAGACTTGATAAATGGTCAGGGTTAAATTCAGGCAGATCATCAGTTTCGGTAATCACTTCGTCATGTACCGAAAGGCAAATGTCATAACCTGATTCTTCGATTAGCGGCATGTTGTAGCCAAGTACATCACGGGAAAAAGCTTGTGTGATGTTCTCGGCAAACTTGCCGCCATAGGTGTAAAGGCGTTCCCATTTACGTGTGTACTGGTTATTGCCTAAATATGAAATTTTGCCGTCTTCGGCTTTTGCACCTGGGTAGCAAAGGAAACGGCCACTAGGTAATTTGATCAATAACCAAGAGCCTTTTTTAATGAATGTCACTTTACGGCATGGCACAGCGCGATCTGGATTGTTGATGGCTTCAATGGCTGCTTGTCTTAACTCATTCCACCAAGCGCTAATGTTTGGATGCGCATAGCGCCATGAGCGTTTAAATGAGTCACATACAAGCCATGTTTTTTTCTTAAGTCCGAACGTCGTGCGGCGCTCTTTCTTATGCCATTCCCATGCGCGAATTGCTTCATTCAAAATGCTTGGATCTAAGCTGTCGTATGCTTGGTCAGCCATTGCATCCAGATCGAGTCCATAGGCTGCGGCGAATGTTAAGAAAGCACCCACGCCGCCTTCATAACCTAAGGCTAATTCTTGGACCTTACCGACTTGACGTTGTTCTTTGTCTACTGACTCGGGCGAAACGCTGAATGATTTTGCATAGGCCAATTTGTAAAGGTCGTGCCCAATGCCAGCATCAAAGTCATAGAAAGCTTTGATCTTCCACGTTTCGCCTGCAAGCCAAGCGAGTGCACGGCCTTCGATATTCGATAAGTCAGTGACTACAAGCTTTTTGCCTTCAGGCGCACAAATACAACCACGGATTGCAGAACTAGTCAGCTCCATGACGTTTTCATAAAACAGATCTGCACAGCCGATTTTTAGTGTCTCGATGCCTTCATCAATTACAGATTGTTTAAGAGCAGGGCGCGGCAAGTTTTGCGGCTGGAATAATCGACCCGCCCAACGTCCAGTACGTGATGCACCATTGAATTGAAGCGTCCCACGTAATCGCCCATCTTTGCTTGTACCCTTGGCTAAAGCGTTGTATTTGGCGGTACTTGTGGTTGAAGCTTGTAAACGGATTGCAAGCAATTCTCGAACAGCTAGAGGTAAGGACTCATCATTTAATCGACGCTCTAAAGTTGATTTCTGCATGTCTGGCAGCGAAACGCCATGTGCTTCCAGAATATGCTTAAGCATTGCATCACGTTGGGTTGCGGCTTGCACTTCACCATCTGTTAATGCAACAGTACGTTTTGCTAATCCTTTTTGCGCTTTCTCAACGGCTTCGATTGCCGTGTGAACAAGCTCAAGGTCGATGCATACACCACGATCATTAATTTTTTGGTCCAGATGCCACAGTGCTAATTCAGCATTGCGGTAATTCCATTTTGGGATTTTTTTGTGCAATTCGCGCATCGCCAAAATATCTGACTTTGCATATTCAAGGAAACGCGCCCATTCTGTAGGGTGTGTTTCACTGGTTGCACGTCTAATCTTTTGATTTGCAGGACGTGGCTTGCAGAACAATTGAATGAGTTGTTTACCAGCTTTGTCCTTTGCCTTGTCCTGGTCAATCTTGAAAATCTCACAAAGGATATCAAGGCCGCCTGGTAACGAGTGGCTCAAAGCCTGCACCATCGTATCTTCCCAACGATGGATATCGCGTGCGGCTTGATTGGCCAAGTTGCTTTTTAGATTGCTGTGACGCAACACGGTTCTGTCAAAACCAGAATTGTGCGCGACAATTTTTATATTCTTATCGCTATCAAGTAATGCTTTCATCAAAAGCACTGGCATAGTTGAACCGTCTGTTACATCCCAAACATGAACAGGACCATCATCTAATGCCCATGCGAAAACCATTATTTCTGCATTTTCGGCATAAATATGCGTGCCGTTTTTAATAGGGGTTTCGCTGTATGTTTCTAAATCTAAATACAAAAATTTAGGGGGCCAGTTTGGGAGTTTTCTTCTGTATTGGAATCTGTAGCCTTCATATTTACTTGCGTTTGGATCAGCAAAGCTTTCCTCCAAGCAATCATCGTGTGTGTGACTTTTTGTGCCAAGCCAGACAATTTTTTTCTCGATTAAATCCCGTTCAAATAGCCCATTAAAAATAGAGAAGTAGTCAAAGACTCCCTTATGAATCCTGTCAGCGATTTCCTCTGGACAAAACATATCTGTCCATTCAGTTGTCATTTTTGATAAAACTAAGTCTTGGGCTTCTTTCAAGGTATAGGTAGGTGACATTTCTTTATTTTCCTTATTTATGCTTTGGTAAAGTGAACGCAGAGGGTCAGCAATACATTCACTTTCCAAAGCATCTAGCGCATTGCTAGATGCCTTATGTCTTAAGCTTGGTATGAACCTTGGTAGAAGCTGCCTAAATCCGCTAATTCACTTTCCAGAATTTCAGTGAATTGATCCGCACGAAGTTGGTTGTGCGCATCGCGGCCAATAAAGCGCAATACGAATGTCGGCACGTCATCTTTAGTCGAGATACGGAAAGAAATTTTGATTTCTTCAACAGGCAAGCCTTTATAGCTTTCAGTACGCAGAATGAAGTGGGTAGGCAGGTCAGCTGAAACGCCCTCCGCTTCAGCAGCCTCAGTAACACTGAGCTTGTGGCCCATATCACGTACATCGCTATCAACATCACGGCTACGACCAATTTTCACATTACGGATTGCACGTAACGCCTTTTCTGCTGTTACTTGTTCAGTTCCGGCATAAGGTTTTACGAAATCCGCCCAATCATCTAACCAGTCAATCAATTTTTGCTGTGAGAAACGATCACCATCAATATTTTCTAAAGCGATAAATTCAGGTGTCTTTTCCAAGTTTAAACGAGCAGTATCGTCGCCATGACCTGGTGCAACTTCATCGCCAATATTGAAAATGGTTTCAGCTGATAAGCCGTTTTTTGTTGAGATGAATGATTTAATACCTTTAACACCGCGGTCAGATACATATGCAATAAATGCAGCAATTGCTAATGTTGAAAAACGTCCGCGGAAACGATCACGTTGCTGATTGAATTGTTCAAGCGAATGAACTTTGAAATCCGCGGGGATGATTGCAATTGAGGCGCTGCCGTCAACGTTAATTGGCATTTTTCCTTGCGCTGCAATTGCAAGTTGTGAGATTTTTTCGATTGCTGTTTGTTCCATGATTTTTACTCTTAGTTAGGTTTGTGTTGTTTAAATCAAAGTTTGAAAGGGCTATGCAGAATTAATCTACATAGTCCGTTGCACGGACCTTTTCAGGCATAAGAGAAATCACACCGCCACGTAGTACATGCATTGGTGTTGCACCTACCGAATATTCGGTACGGTGACCGCCTTTTGCGGTTGGGGTTTTATAGTCAATCGAGTGTTCAACATTGACTTGCTGGGTATCTGAAATTTGCTTGAGCTTTAACTTAATGGTGACTTCACCTTGTTTACCGTTAAGCACTACGCCAGCAGCAACATCAGAAAGTACTGCGCCTAATTGCTTTTCAAAAATGCCAGCGTTTAGGTCGCCAAAAAAATTTGGTACATCAGTTGAGGTTTGGCTCATTTTTATTTGTCCTTTCGTGCATTTTGTTTTTGGGTTTCATGCCACTCTACCAATTCTGCATAATCAAAATAGACAGGGGCTTGTTGTGCTTTCCCTTGCTTATAAGGCTTGGGGAAAGAGGGGTCTTTCAAAGTAAGTTCACGTAGCGCATCTCTTTTGATCGCTAATAATTCACACGCTTGGTTATAAGTAACTCGAAGTGGTTGCATTTATAATCGCTCTTCTTTTGATTCGGAAATTGATGCCACACTCTCGCAGTGGCCTCGGCAAACACATAAAGCGGAAATAGTTAAACTCTATTGTTTGCTGCTATGGTTATTTCCAGTTTCAACACTCATAGCTTGTCGAATTTGGTGACACACTGGTCTTGGCGGTCGTTATGCGAAAAGTGGATCTTCGCCCATGTCGTCGGCCGCAAGGTCGTCAAATTCATCAGCATTGGCAACGCCACCGCCTGCAAACGCTTCGCCATCTTTTAGGAACTGAACGCCACGAAGTGATGCGTTAATACGCTTACCGTAGTTGTTGTCTTGGCACCAAAGTTCGATTGATGCATTCACATAGCAACCCGCATAAGGTTTGCCGTCTGCTTGAACAAGCGGGGTGCGGTCACGATCAACTACAGTCACACGGGTTTTGTTACGTGCAGAAATGAAGTAGTGACCTGAAAAACCTTCATAGTCGGATTTAGTGTCGCCATCGTGCAGTGCTGTACGATCTTTTGTTTCAATTTCTTTTTTAACTTGAGGCCATTTTGCGCCCCATTTTTCTGATCCGGCTTTCTCCATGGCATCTTTGATTTCTTTGAGCTGCGGATGGTTCGCAGGTAATAAGAATGATGCAGAGAAAGCAGGTTCACCTTCGCCATTAACCGTTTTTGCTTCGAACAAAGTAGGGAATGCAAGGCGTACATTTTTAAGAGTTACTTTCATTGTTATTGCTCCATTAAGCAGTGAGATCGTCAAAATCGTTTTGTGGGTTTACATCCAGTGCAGGACGTTTATCGTTTTCAGGCGCGACAGTAGGTTTACCGTCAGCACGTGTAATAAGGGCTTCAACTTTGGTCCATTGGCGTGGGCCAATAACTTCAGCTTTTTTGAGTTTTTCAGCTGTCGTTGGACTAATTAATTTGAGGTCGTACATTTCCTCGGTTTTGAGGCGCATGCTCTTAAGCATTGCTTCTGCATCTTCAGGATTTGCCCAGGTGCGTGCACCTTGGCGACCTGCTACAAGCTTGAAGCCTTGAATCTGTTCACCCGCATGTAGCTTTTGGTGAACTGCTGAATCAATGGCTTTGATCCATGATTCAAGAAGGGGAATCGCTGCGTACAACTGACCAAGCTTGTCATTTTCATGGTTCGCAACTTGAGCTGTGGTCTGTGCAATATCCGCTTGCAAGTCAACTTGTGTTAGATCGTCAAAGTCGCCTAAAACAGTTTGCAAGTTGTGCTTCGCAAGGGCTTCGCATTTCGCTTTGGCTTTACACCACTGGCATTGCTTCTCGCCCGGATTGAAGGACCCTTCAAAATCAGCAATCGCACCGCCATCACCTTCATCCAATCCGACTTCTAAACAACGGATGTATTCAGCGGATGTTTTTGCTTCTTGGGCAAATGCTTCAAGTTCTTCGATTGTGCAAACTGCTTCTGACATATAGCCTAAGCGTGGTTGGTGGATGACCATTCGGACCTGCTTGTATTCACCGATCAAACCGAACTCATTTAATGCGCCCAATCCGTACAGCTTTAATTGCTCATTGTTTTCTGCGTCGACTTTTACACCACGACCATATTTCAGGTCGTGGATCTGAATCTCATCAGCAGTTAAAACAACAGCGTCACTTGTACCGAACGCGTTTTCCGAATTGATGTAGTTAGAGAACTCCACACGTTGTTCAACTAACAGTTCATTGCCTTCGGCCTGTGAGCGAACACCATCAAGATAAACCTGTACGTTCTCTGTCATTTCCAGATCAACAGTAAAGTAAGAACTCAGCTTCACTTGCTCGTCTAAATCGCTCCAATGCGCTGCACCGTCTTTGATATAGATTTGACGGTTCAGAAAATCAGTAGCATTCTTGCCTTGCTCTAAACTTTCTGATGCAAGGAAATGTGCCGCTGTACCTAAATCCGCATGCTCAGATGTAGAGTCAGGAATATCTTTTTCTAAGATTATGCTGCCCGCACAATGCATCCAACGATGGGCAGCAGATGGGCTTAACTTAGCGTGTGAAGTCATGGCGAATCCCTAGTAGCTAATTGCAGCGCAATAGATGATCAGCGCGCCAAAAATACTGAATGCGGCAATCGCAATTAGCTTTTCGCGCTGGGTTAATTCTTCTGGTTGTGCGAAATCGTCAGCGTTTAAGCGCTTGTCAACAATCTCATCGAAACGTCCTTTTTTCATGCTGCGTATCCTTCAACTAATTGAATTGTTTTCGCATAATCTGTCTCATTAATTTCAGACATATTTGTTGCACCAACTTGCGCTAGAACTGAGGCAATGGCATCGCGGCCGTGTACTTTGCTTAGACCGATAAGCGCCTTTTTCACATCGTCTTTTGTGACAGCAGTGGTAGCCTCTGTTTCTTCCGCTTTGGTTTCAGTAGTTGCGGTTTCTTCAACGTTTGCAGCTTCGGCAACTTTTTCAGCGGATTCATCAGCTGCTTTTTGTGCTTCGACTGCGGCATCGGTTTTTTTGGCAGAAGTCTTTTCAGTCTCCGCATTCTTAACTTCAGGGTTAGAATTTTTTCCTGCGTATTCATCAAGGTTGAATACAAACTTTTCTAAGGCAGCGACAGTTGAAATGATCTGTGCGGGTTGCGTTACGCCTGCACTGATTAGTGCAGCACATGTTTGTTGGCGGAAATCTGGCATTGCGATTGTCATAACTTTATCCTTCTTTTGTTGCGTTTGGCTCAACATATAGATAAGTTAAACGCAACCTTTAGTTGCGTCAAGCGCAATTTTTAATAAATATGCATAAAAAAACCTGCTTTGATAGCAGGCTTTTGATTTTTATAAAATTATATTTTTAATTAGGTCTTGAGCGTCTTTTTACTTTGTATGTTCTTCTGAAAGAGTCAACAACTTGACCAACAAAATGGCAATCCTCATCAAGTGGAATGATATTGGGTTGGAAATTTGGATTGAGTGCTTGTAGGTATCTATTTCCGTTAGATTCAATGACCAACTTTTTAAAAGTCGCATCATTACCTTTACGCACTACGATTAGATCTCCTGAAATCATGTCGGAATACCAAACGGTTGGGTCGACCAGGATATAGTCGCCTTCAAAAAAGTCGGGTTCGTTACTAACTCCTTTTACTTTTAGATAAAAGCAATCATCGCATGGGTCTTCAGGAGCGGGCATCCATTCCGTAACCTCTGTTAAATCAACAGCCTGAACATTAGTAAAAGTTCCTGCTTGCACCCAAGTCAACACTGGTAGCAAGTTGTTTCTTTTTAAATGTGCCACGTTATTTTCGAGCTTTGTTTCAGCAGTTTTGAATAACTCTGAGACAGTAGTACCAAAGGCACGTGCAATTTTTTCAAGCGTTGGGAAATCGGGGTACTGCTTGCCAGATTCGTATCTTGATACGTTGCCTTTATCGACTTCAATCATTTCGGCAAGTGTTTGTTGACTCATCTTCTTAGCACTACGCAATTGTTTAATTGCATTTCCTAGTTCGGCTTTCATAACGTGTCTCAGTTTGCAAATTTTGCATTATTGAGAAATTTTATCGTTAATATTGCGTCAAACGCAATGAATTTATGCGCAACATGTATTGCTAATTAGTTGCGTTTAATGCAACATAAGTGCAGTTATTAGTAAAAAATAAGGCGAAAACGATGACACCACTTCGTCGCATTAGAGAAATTCATAAGTATTCACTGGCAGAGGTTGCTGCTGCGGTTTCATCTGATGCAGGGAACCTTTCACGGATTGAAAGCGGCGCACAACGTCCTTCATTGGAATTGGCTGAGAAGCTGGCCCAATTCTTCAACGGTGAAATTAACGAAATGCAACTGCTTTACCCTGAGCGCTTTGATGTAGCAGCTCCTAAAGAGTTCGATGATTTATCCGAATCTAAAGGAGCAACCGCATGAAAAAGCGCGACATTCTTTTAGCAAAAATCGACGGGGCTTCGCTAAAGAAAGCCCGTTCTTTGCATAAACCGCATTGCCCTAAAAATGGTGCTCGGTACCTGTCTTTTGGTGTCGGGCATTGTTCTGGCTGCATTAAAGGGAGGGCTTAGGGATGAGTACGATTGGTTATTTTCAAAAGTTCGGTCTGACTGGTGCAAAATACGCTTTAGCAAACATACCCGATAAAACAGCAACTCATCTTGGTGTTGTGATCGACGATGAACCTACTTATTACTCTTTGGATTTTGGTAGCTATTGGGATAATTCTGATTGGCAAGATAGCGATTTCAGAACCGAGGCTGAATTATCTGAAGCGTATAAGGACGGTTGGTGTGTAGACCTTTCTAAACTGAAACGATTAGTTGAGAGTATGGATTTAATACACTCTAATGGTGGTTGGAACGGAACAAAAAACACTATAACACTATTTCAGTCTAGCCTAGATCTTGGTTTGTACCATGGAGTAGATGGGGTTGATGCTGAAAAAGAAATTCCAAGGTTAAAGCAAGCCGTCGCGGACTATAGAGCTATCTATGCTGATGGGGGTGCCGAGTGAGCTATTTTAAGGAACACGGCAAGAACCTCTTAGCCAATCATTACATGATCATTCCTATCAAGCAGGGCATGAAACGCCCTGTGATGGACGAATGGCAGAATGTACGGCTCACCGCTATTGATGTGCCTAAGTATGCAAATCAAGGCGTGGGCATCCTGACGGGTCAAGGGCCTTTCCCTATCTGTGCGGTTGATATCGACGTGACTGATGCAGAGCTGGCAGATAAATTTGCGGATTGGTGTCGGGATAATCTTGGGCTGAGCTGTGAACGGATAGGACGGGCACCAAAGATTTTGCTTGTGTATAGAGCAGAGGAACCGAATTGGGGAAAATCAACCTCTGCATGGTTTGCAGACCCTACAGAAGTTGATAAACCTTTTAAACAAATACAAAAGCAGCGTATCGAAATGTTAGGCCGTGGTCAACAATTCGTCGCATATCACGTGCATCCAGATACAAAACAACCGTATGAATGGGTAGATTTCTTTGGGGGCATTTCAGAATTTGCCGCTAATTCATTGCCTGTTATTACCAAAGAGCAAGTTGCTGAAGCCGTTCAGGTGTTTGAACGTATGGCTGAAGAACATGGATTGATGCGCGTTAAAAATAGCAAGTCACGAGTGGGCGCATTGACGTCTAGCGAATTGGATGATGACGAAGAATTTCTAAACAATATAACTGCGACTATCGGATGGTCGCTTGACGATGCAAAAAAATATTTAGGTTATATCGACAATGAAGATTTTGAAACTTGGGTTCGTGTGGGCATGTCTTTGCATCACGAGTTCAGTGCCAGTGATGATGCTTTGCAGCTTTGGAACGACTGGGCAGCAACAGCAAGCAATTATTCTTCGTTTGAAGACCACGAATATAGATGGGGGACCTTTGAGCAAACAGGTTCAAATATCATCACAGCGCATTGGCTACTCAAAGTTGGGCGCGAATCAAAGCAAGAAAAGATTCGTTTAGAAAAGCGAAAAGTTCTCGCTGATATAAAAAACAAGATCACCGAATGCCAAGAGACACAAGAGCTTTTGCAAGTTGTGGCCAAAGAAGCGGGCAAGGTTGCGGGCACTGATGTGGCCCTTCGTGTTGAACTTTCTGGCCTATTACAGCAACGATTCAAGCAATTATCAAAAGTCTCTATCACACAACGCGAAATCAATATCGCTATGGGTGGCAAGAAGGTGCAAATCGCACTGGATGATGCTCAAAAGCGCCCGATGACTGAGTTCGGGAATGCTTCAAGAATGCTTGATGCCTATGGCACTGAGATTATGTATGTAGCAGAAACAAGTTGTTGGTATCGGTGGAATAGCGTTTATTGGGAACCATGTGTGAACATGGTTGTCGAGCAATACGCAAAGCAAACTGTTTTAGCCTTAGGTGATGAAGCTAAAAAGATCGATGACGATGCCCAGCGTGCTGAGTTCTACCAATTCTGTGCTGCAAGTCAAAAGGCATTCATGGTTAAAAACATGGTGTCACTTGCTCAGTCAGATCCGCGTGTGCTTGTACCATTCAACGAGTTGGATAGCGATATTTATCTGCTTGGTTGTGCCAACGGTGCTGTCGATTTACGCACGGGCGATTTGGTCAAACCTAATCAGGATTTGCTGATTACCAATAGCACAGGGGTTGAATACAGCCATAAAGCGAAATGCCCATTATTCGAAGCAACTGTACTTGATGCTTTCTTTGGTGATCAAGAGATGGCAGATTTTTTCCGCCGGTTGATGGGTTACTCAATTCTAGGCAATCCAAAAGAAAACTTGATGATCATCCCGTTTGGTGATGGCTCTAATGGCAAATCCACCATCCTTACAACCATTTTCAAGGCGCTTGGCGATTATGCCAAGACAACCCCAGCCGAAACGTTTTTAGGTGCAGGTAAGAGCAGCGCAGGAGGTGCACGTGAAGATTTGCTTCGTTTACGTGGTTCGCGCTTTGTCTATGTGAATGAGCCTGAAGAAAACCAAGAGTTAAAAGAGGGTCTAGTTAAGTCCTTGACAGGTGGCGAATCGGTCACGGCACGTGGTCTTTATGCCAAGGGTTCAGTTGAGTTCAAACCAACGTGGACCACGATCATGCCAACAAACCACAAACCAATCATCAAAGGCGGTGACCATGGTATCTGGCGTCGATTAATGATGGTGCCCTTTGAGCGCAACTATGACGCTGACAAGACCTTAATCAAAGACACGAATAGATCAGAAAAGCTCTTGGCCGAGATTGAAGGCGTTTTGGCTTGGTTGGTGCGTGGTGCGCTTGAATATCAGCAGGAGGGATTGAGGGAACCTGGCAAAACTAAAGCTGCACGTGATGAATATAAAGAAGATATGGACCTGCTTGGTGACTGGATTCGTGAATGCTGCGAAGAAGGTGATTTTACAGAATCTTCTCAAAATCTTTGGGTGAGTTGGGAACAATTCGCAAAAGCGCGAAACGAAATTAGATACATCCCTACGGCTAAATCACTTAGTCGTCGTTTAAACAGTAAATATCAAAGCTATCGGTCAAACGGCATTAAACGCTTTACAGGAATCCGTGTGCATGTTTCCGCAGAATTTGCGGATTTGGATGCACCTAACAATTAGGTTTATGGGTTGAACACGTAGCTTTTTGCTTATTCGCATTATTTTACGTGTTTGTGGGGATAGGGGGCAGTGCTATTAGTGCTATTACGAGGCTATTTCTATAAAACTTCTATTTATATATATAGGACTTTTATAAAAAACAGAAAGAAATAGCACTAATAGCACTGCCAAAGACAAAAACGAAAAATTTTAACAGTTTGGCAGGAGGGCGACATGCCTGTATTAGCGTTTCTTCCGCAGTACGTGGTGAAAGACAAGGTAAAACGTTGCTCTACGCCAAAAGTATCTGAGGATGATGTGAAAAACATTCGAGAATTACATAAATCGGGCCTTTCTTTGCGTCAGCTTGGACACAAGTATGACATATCACACGAAATGGCTAGACGTATTTGCAATGGGTATTGCTATAAGGAGGTTATCTGATGGCTTTACGCGGAAAACAAAAGATATTTGTGCATGAATACCTAAAAGATTTAAACGCAACGCAAGCTGCAATTCGCGCAGGGTATTCTGCAAGAACTGCGGGTTCAATTGGCGACGAGAACCTAAAAAAACCTGAAATACAAAAAGCCATTACTGAAGCCCAAAATGCACGTATCAAACGATTGGATGTTGATGCGGATTACGTTCTAAATCGCTTAGTGCAAATTGATCAAATGGATGTGATTGACATCATGAATGATGACCTTTCACTAAAACCAATTAGCACTTGGCCCCCTATCTGGCGTCAGTACATTTCAGGTTTAGACAACATGGAGGAATTTGACGGACGTGGTGAAGATCGTTCGCTCATTGGTTACCTGCGCAAAATCAAATGGCCAGACAAAGTAAAAAACCTTGAGCTACTTGGCAAACATATCTCAATCGGGGCGTTTAAGGAGAAATTAGAACTTGGTAATGACCCGGACAATCCACTGACAGATCCAAAGGCAGCAAGCAAAAAACTATCAGCTTTGGCCAAGTTGCTAAAAGCGAATAAGGAGAAGAACGATGCGTGAACACTTTGAGCAATCAATTAAGAACATGCCAAGCTCTTTGCACATATCAATTTTGAGCTTTGCTTTGAAAACAATGAATTACGCGCCTGAGTTGGAGCAATGCGCGTGCTGTAAGGCAGGTGAACAATGACCGCATATATCATAGAGCGTTACGAGATTTTTCATTTGTTGTTTTTATGGGGTTGGGTGTTTTATGCGTTTGGTTGTGTTATTGGGATCGGATTTCTTATTGGGCTAGATGACCACGATGAATACAAAGGGCAAAAGCGTTACTACGGGATCATGTTAATTGCGGCTTTATTCATCATTGGGCTAATTGGAACAATCTTTTTGCCATCGCCAGAATTGGTGAAAGGTTGGTTTCAATGAAGACATATTTAATCTACTGCACCTATGTTTGCTTTGTGCTTTCACTCAGCGTAATAAGATTTCGCGCAAGAGAGTTCAAAACCAAGCATGGCATTGAGGGATGGCTCTCTTACTATTTTGCATGTGTGTCAGGCTCGGTTGTCGTTATGGCGATTGTGATCAATTGGATCAAGGGGCATTTCTAATGACGATAAACGCCGATGATCAGATTCTTGCATTGCTTGCAGATATGAGCGAACAGCAGATTGAGCAATATTTGTTGTCGCTTGATGATGATGAGCAAGCGGAAATTAGCAAGCTGATTGCTAATGCGCCCGTGTGGTTTCCGCTTGAAGGACCACAACTGGCAGCATATTTGTCTCAAGCTGACGTGATCGGCTACGGCGGTGCAGCGGGTGGCGGCAAGACAGATTTGATCGTTGGATCATCGCTCAATATCCATAAGCGTGTGCTTGTTGTACGGCGTGAAAAAGCACAGACAGACGGCATTGTGCAGCGCACAGAGGAAATTCTAGGCCACAAGAATGGCTACAACTCGCAAAAGTCCTTCTGGAATCTTGGAAACGGCAAACTGATTGAGTTTGGCGGCTTAGACAATCTGGGGGATGAGAAGCGTTGGCAAGGTCGTGCACATGACTTAAAAGCACTGGACGAAGCAACTGAGATTCGCGAATCACAAGCACGATTCGTGATGGGGTGGAACCGTTCATCAGATCCTAATGTGAAATCCAAAGTGCTAATGACCTTTAACCCACCAACAACCGCAGAGGGCAGATGGGTCATTGATTACTTTGCACCATGGATTAAAAAGGGATATCCAAACCCAGCTGCACCAGGCGAATTACGTTGGTTTGCAATGGTGAAAGGCAAAGAACAGGAAGTTGATAGCAATAAGCCATTTGTGCTTATCGATGACCAAATTGTCTACGACTTCAACCAAGATGACTACAAACCTGAGCACATCATCAAACCTAAATCACGCACGTTCATTCCTGCACGTGTGACAGATAACAAGTACTACATGGAAACGGGCTACATGAGTACATTGCAATCCTTGCCTGAACCTTTGAGGTCACAAATGCTATACGGCGATTTCGGTGCAGGTATTGAGGATGATCCTTGGCAAGTTATACCAACAGAATGGGTTGAAGCAGCACAAGCACGTTGGAAGCCTGAAGATGAGATGCGCATCTTGTACAAGGGCGATTTTCCTATGGATTCTTATGGTCTGGACGTTGCACGCGGCGGCAAGGACAGTACTATCGGCTATGCACGGCATGGGCATTGGTATAACAGAGCGAATGTACTTGAAGGAATCATGTCAAAAGATGGTCCTGCATCTGCATCCTTCGCAGTGGGTCATGTGCGTGATGAAGCGCCCATCCATGTTGACGTGATTGGTGTGGGTGCAAGTACGTACGATTTCCTTAAGCAATCGGGTTTGCATGTAATTCCTGTTGATGTACGCCAATCCGCAACAGCGTTTGACCGATCTAATCAACTCACTTTCCACAACATGCGCACGCAACTTTGGTGGCAGCTACGAGAATCATTAGATCCTGCCTACAACAGCATTGTCGCATTGCCTCCTGAACCTGAGTTGCTTGCAGATTTAACAGCCCCACGTTGGTCTCTGCAAGGCAAGAATATTCAAGTCGAATCACGTGAAGACATTATCAAACGCCTAGGCCGAAGCCCCGATTATGGATCTGCAATTATCAATGCGCAGATTGATACGCCAAAGCGCAAAGTGTTACAGGCGATTTATGGCAATAACTCGCGGCGCAATTATGACCCTTATGCGTAGTGTCAACAGGAAACAAGGCATTCAGATATTTGCAAAAGCATAATGGCTAAATGCAATAGACATGTGGAGAAATGCAATGTGCAGCAGCAACATTACCGATGTGATGTTCGGTGGAAACAGCGTTTTAGATAAAACAGCAAAGATTTTTGGTGTAGCACCTAAAAAGGCAAAGGTAGAAGCGCCGCCCCCAACACCAGTACGCCAAGATTCTAAAACGCCTGATGCATCTGCAACGATTGACCGTATGCAGCAATCACAGAATTCGATGTCAGGCGGCATTGCAAATACGCTTTACACAGATCCTGAAGGTGTGAGCGATGAAGATTTGCGCTTAGGTAAAAAAACTCTATTAGGTCGCTAATATGAACGAAGATGCAATCAGAAAGCTAAAAAAGCGTTTTGATAAGATTTGGCAAACACGTGTCAATGACATGGACGACTATTGTGCTGAGATTGCATTGCACGTTTTGCCTGTCGCAATTAAAACAATTAAAAACCAAGAAAAGCACGATCGTTCTGCATGGCGAAAGATTGTAGATAACACAGGCAAAAACTCTTTGAAAGTTCTTGCAGCAGGGATGTTGTCTGGTACATGTTCACCAAGCCGACCATGGTTTGTTATTGAAGCGTCTGACCCTGAACTTAAAAAAGACACCATGGTCAAGCAATGGCTGAAAGAGTTGCAAGATATTTGCTATTCAACATTTGCAAAAAGCAACGTCTACAGAACAGTTCACAATTGTTATCTGCAGGAAGGTGCATTCGGCACTTGTGCTGCTCTCGCACCAAGATCTGAAGATGCTCAATTGATGGACCTTATTCCCATGTCCTTTGGTGAGTACGCAATCACAGTTGATGCATTCAATAAACCAAACGGGATATATCGCAAGTTCAAATTGACTGTAGAAAATATGATTGCGTTTTTTGGTGAAGAAAACGTATCTGATCAAGTCAAATCAGCCTATGAAAATGAAAATATTGAGCAAGAATTTGTTGTGCATCATGCGATTTATCAACGTATAGGAGCACAGGGATTCGGTGCAAAAAACATGAAATACGCATCGATCTACTATGAAGCAAATTCACAAGACAAATTGCTACGTGAAAGCGGATTACACAGCTTTGAGGTTATTTGCGGACGTTGGACAGTATCAAGCAGTGATGTATACGGCGAATCGCCAGCAACAGATTGCTTTGGAGATATGCGTGCATTGCAGAAAGCGCATCAGCAATTCGCAAAGGGCGTTGATTATCAAGTCAATCCACCAGTGTTGTTGCCTGAATATCTTAAGGGACAAGAAAAAGAGACGTTGCCCAATGGCATTGCGTTCTATTCGCCAAATCCAATGAACAACGTGGCACAAGTTCAACCGATGTTAAATGTGCAGTTTGCAGTAGACGGTGTGTTTACTGAGATTCGGCAATCACAAGAACGTGTAAAACAAGCATTTTTCACAGATTTGTTTTTAATGCTCGATGCATACGATCAAGGCAAGATGACTGCAACAGAAGTGTATGAGCGTAAATCAGAAAAAATGCTCATGCTTGGACCAGTGGTTGAACGTCAGATCGATGAACTATTGCGACCATTAGTAGAAATCTGCGTGATGCGAGTGTTAGACACTACGCCATATTTGCGTGAAACAGCGCCTGAAGCAATTCAAAACTCTGAAATTAAAATCGAGTTTGTATCAATTTTAGCCTTGGCGCAACGTGCTACTGGTGCATCCAATCTGCAACAGATGCTTGCAATGGTGGGACAAATTGCTCAAGTCGATCCGCAAGTTCTCGACAAGTTTGATACTGACAAATTCCTTGATGAGTATGCAGACACTATTGGTGCTTCACCAATGATTTTCCGAGATAAGAAAGCGGTCGAACAAATCCGAGCGCAAAGAGCGCAACAGCAACAAGCACAGATGCAGCAACAAGCGCAGATGCAGCAATCTGCAATTAACAAGCAGCAAGCTGAAGCGATCCAAACTGCTAGCCAAGTAGACCCGAACACACTTGCTAATGCTGCATTAGAAGGAGGGTTGATTGATGCCTAAAACACAATACGAGCTTGACCAAGAACAGGAAGCGAACGACCTGAAAGAGGTTTTAAAAACCACTCATGGAAAACGCTTACTGATGCGTTTAATCAATCGTTCAGGGATTCATCAGCCCACATATGCAAGCGGTTCACAACCTACAGATTTTGCATTTCTGGAAGGTCGTAGGGAGTTTGGGCTATTTCTACTTGCTGAAGTCACTAAGGTCAGCACAGATGCATGGTTAGACATGCAAAAAGAACATTTTAAACAAACCAATTTGAACAATGAAAAGGTGAAACATGAGCGAGAACAACAACGCGCCATCAACAGCAACGACTGATACAACGGCAGCGACACCAACAACAAACAATGCTACAGGAACACCTGCAGCAACTCCTACCACTGAACAACCAGGCACCACACCTGCTGCTGCACCAACAACTGATGGTACAGGTCAACCAGCATTAGAAGTGCTATTGGGGGGTGATCAACCAGCCACAGATGATCAACCAATTGCATATACAGATTTCACAATGCCTGAAGGTTATGAGCTTCACGGCGATGATGCAAAAGTGCTTCAGGAGTTAGGGCAAGAGTTCAAAATGCCGCAAGAAGCAGTGCAAAAGCTTGTTGATTTAGGCGTACAGCTTCAACAAAGACAAGCAGTTCAACAACAGCAAATGGTCAAATCATGGATTGATGCGGCGCGTGCAGATACCGAATACGGCGGCGAGAAACTGCAACAAAGCCTGTTGACAGCGCAAAAGGCTTTCACCTTACCGCGTGGGGAGAAAATCTCTAAGATTCTATATAACAGCGGACTTGGCAATCATCCTGATGTAATTGGGTTTATGACCGAAGTGGGCAAGTTGCTACAACCTGACAACATTATTACAGGTAAAGGCAATAACACTTCAACACCAAGTCTAGGACAACTATGGTACGGCGATAATAACTAGCAGAGGGCTTAATATGTCTTTAGTCGCACAATTACAACCTACGCTCATGGATCTAGCTGCGCGCTACGGACAGACGCCCGAAAGTGCAGTTATCGAGATTCTAGCTGCAAGCAATGAATTGCTTGACGATATGGTGTGGGTTGAAGCCAACGATGGCACAGGTCACAAAACAACAATCCGTACAGGCTTACCAAAAGGCGCTTGGCGATTACTCAACTACGGTGTGCCTGCAGAGAAATCAGCAACAGCAGCGGTACGTGATACTTGCGGATTGCTCGAATCATATTCAGAAGTTGATAAGCAACTTTATGATATGGAGCAAAATCCGCAAGAATGGCGTGCAAGTGAAGATGCAGCATTTGTTGAGGGTATGTCGCAAACAATGGGTGAAACACTCATCTATGGTAATGCACGCGATACCCCTGCGGCGTTTACCGGTTTCGCACCTCGTTTCAATGATATTGCACAAACCAACCCTGCGAATAAGCGCAATATTCTTGACGCAGGTGGCACAGGCAATAACAACACTTCAATTTGGTTTGTGGTTTGGCATAAAGATACTGTACACGGTATTTACCCACGCGGTACCAAAGCTGGTTTGCAAATCCGTAATTTAGGTGAAACAACCAAAGAATCAGGCGGATTAATGTATCAAGTTTTGCGCTCACACTTTGTTTGGAATGCGGGTGTAACAGTTCGCGATTGGCGTGCAGTTGTTCGTATCGCAAATATCGATGTAACTGCATTAACCAAAGATGCAAGTGCAGGTGCAGACTTGTTTGACTTACTGGCGCAAGCGGCTGAATTGTTGCCACGTAAGACCAGCGGTCGAATCGCAATCTATGCAAACCGCACTATTTCACAATTCTTGCGTCGTCAAAGTGTGAACAATAAAAATGTTCGAATCACTGTTGAAGAACAAGGCGGGCGTAGCGTAACCAAGTTTGATGGCATGCCAATTCGTCGTGTTGATGCGTTACTCAACACAGAATCACGTGTGGTTTAAGGAGTAATTATGTTAATTGATAAATTACTTGTGCTGTCGATGGATCAAGCCATCACAGCCACAGCAACTTCTACTGACACACTTGATTTGCAGAGAGCATCAACGAGTGTCAATCGTTTACCCGTTTTGCTACGCGGTAAAAACCTTTTGCCTACGACTGCCACAGTAACAGTTCAATTGCAGGAATCTTCTGATAATTCTTCATGGACCACTGTTGAAAGTTCACGTGCTTATACAGGTGCTGAACTTAATTCAGGTGTAATTGGCGAAGTGATGATGCCTGTTAAGCCTAAACGTTATGTCCGCTTGAATTATGTTGTTGCAAGCGGTCCATTCACAGCGGGTACTGTTTTTGTCCATGTCTCAGATCATCGTGACGTGCAAGCAGCTTATCCAGTCTATGCAGGGGCTTAAACATGGAAGGCTTAAAACAAGTACGTGCAAATCAAAAGGGCTTCTACAAAGACCGCCTTATTCAAGATGGAGAAATCTTTGCGGTCGGAGAAGATGAAACAGGGCTTTGGTTCGAGGACTTAGATCCAAAGCCTGTGGGTACTGACACTAACAGCAATTATTCTCGTATGAACAAAGAAGCTCTAACTGCGGCCGCAGCTGCAAAAAATATTGAGCTAAACGGTTCAGAAACTAAAGCTCAACTTGTTGAGTTGTTAGAAGAAGCCGACCTATTGCAGTAAAGCAGGGTAAAAACTTATGAGATCAATTACTGATCTTTTCAATCTAGCCCTGTCGCATCTTGCGCAGGGCTATGTTGTTAATGATCCTACTGAACAGACACCGCATGCAAAATTGTGCAGTACTTACTACCCAGTTTGTAGGCAAGACATTCTTGATGATGAGCATCAATGGACCTTTGCGGTCGGAAGTTTGGCTTTGAATGCTGATGCTGGTTATGCCGATGCAATTGCTTATGTGCTGCCTAGTGACATGATTCGACCATTTCAACTTGAATCAGGCACACCGTTTTATGTGCAAGGTGATCATCTTTTTACATCAGATCCTTCACCAGTTTTACGTTATGTAAGAGACATTAAAGATTTGTCTTTATTGCCTCAAAAATTCAAAGTGGCTTTGTCATATTTATTGGCAGGGCGTATTGCCGGCGCATTAATCAACGACCAAGAAAAGCAAACCATGATGTTGCAGATTTACGAGATAGAGAAGGCCAAAGCGATTAGGACTGATCTGCAACAGCATCGCATCGAGCGCAGACCTGACTTTGATGGTTCGTTATATTTAGCGAGATAAAAATGCAATTATCATTTAATGGCGGCATCGTATCTTCTGAAATGTTTGGTCGCTTTGATCAAGCAAAATACCAAACTGGTGTTGCGAAGTGCAAAAACTTCCTTGTCGAGCTTTATGGCGGTTTGACTTATTGCGCTGGCCTTCGATACGTTCATCATTATGCATGGCACTTGGGCGGAATGCGCTTAATTCCATTTGTGTTTAGTGAAGAACAAGCAGTTGTTTTGGCGATTCGAGCGGGAGCGGTGAACTTCTTTGCAGATGGTGGGATGCTACTAGATGAGGATGATCTACCCTTAGAGCTTGCCTTGCCATATACGCAAGAGCATTTAATGCAGCTGCGGTATGCACAGTCGGCAGATGTAATAACAATTACGCATCCAAACTATGTACCACGCAAAATTATTAGAAAAAGTGCAACAGAATGGGTTGTCGAGTTTGTCACCGTTTCATATGGCATCGGGCAACCGCAGAATCTCACAGGGGTTGCAAATACGCCAAATACAACGGGGTATGTTGAACGCGATTATGTTTATCAAGTAACTGCAATTAATGAGGATAACGAGTCCAAAGCCTCAGAAAAATCGCCTATTTTAAAGAATGATCTCACACTTGCAGGCAACACCAACGTCTTGAATTGGGATGCAGTACCAGGTGCAACACGATACAACGTCTTTAAGTTGCGTTCGGGTTTGGCAAGCTACATTGGGGAAACAACTGAATTAAGTTTCACAGATGATTATATTGAGACTAATGGATCGATAACCCCGCCATTAATTCGAGATCCGTTTGAGTTCAATCCAACGGCGGTTGCATATCATGGCCAACGTAAAGTTTATGGTGGCGGATATAAGTCACCACAATGGTTGCGCATGTCTCGTACAGCTACCGATGATAATTTTGGCTATCACATTCCATTGCAAGACACAGACTCAATTCAGATCAGATTTGCTGCGCGTGATGGGAATGGGGTTAAGCACTTGGTCCCTATGGGCGATTTACTCATTCTAACAAGCGGTGCTTTGTGGAAACTCTCATCAGATGGGGCAATGACTGCTGCAAGTGTAAATGCAAGTAAAAGCTCGAGTACAGGGGCTAACGATGTGACGCCCGTTGAAATTGATGGGGCCACTATCTTTGCATCCGACCAAACAGGCCACATTCACGAAATTTCAATGTCCCAAGGGATAAACTCATCCTACCAAACAATCGATTTATCTTTGATGTGCCCGCACTTATTTGATGGACATAAAATTGTAGATTGCGCATTGGTCAGGAACCCATTAGATGTGCTTTATTTTGTGCGTGACGACGGCGTTTTGTTATCTCTAACTTATAGTGCACAACAACAAGTTTGGGCTTGGGCTGAACGACATACAAATGGCAAAGTGATATCTGTGGCTGCAATTCCAGAAGAATCTCAAACGGTTCTTTATTGTGTAATTGAGCGGGGAGAAATTAGAACAATAGAACGGGTGTTAATGAGACAGCCGGTTGAGATGCAAGACCAATGCTACCTAGACAGTTCTATTCAATACAAAGGTCCACCAACAAAAACAATTACTGGCCTAGATTGGTTGGAAGGGCGTGAGGTTTCAGTTTTTGCTGATGGGGGTGTAAAGCCTCCTAAAACAGTTACTGGCGGCTCAATAACATTAGACCGCGAATTATCAAACGTGTGGATAGGCTTGAATTATGAAGGTGAGATTCAAACACTGCCTTTGGTATCTCAAGAAACACATCCAGCTAAACCGAAATTACCTACTCAAGTTCATTTAAGAGTTAAGGGAACGCAGGATATTTTGGCAGGTACAGACCCTGAAAATCTTTTAATGACAGAGTATAAACCTCGGAGTCTTGAACCCTACGGACAGCCTTTAAAGCTGATAACCGGTTGGGCACAAATACCTGTTGCCAGTGCATACAATAAAGACGTACAAATCACTGTAAAACATGATAAACCTTTACCCATGAAGCTCTTGGCAATAGAGGTAGAGTTCAAATGACAATTACGAATATCGAGATCCGAAAACCAACTGACCGAGACATACGAATTCTTGTTGAAAACATGCGCGAAGCAGATAAAGAAGAATTGCGGGCTTACTTCAGCGACAATTACGACTTTATCGTAAAAACGAGTGTTAAGTATTCACGCGATGCTTGGGCGGTGGTTGTAAACGGTAAACTGCTTTTTATTTGTGGCGTAGGTCTTACAAGCATGATTGGGAGTGTCGGTTGCCCTTGGTTGTTGGGCACGGATCATATTTCAAGTTATCCAATAGAGTTTTATAAGCAAAGCAAAAAAATTCTTGGTGAAATGATGCTTGATTACGACACGTTGACGAATCATGTTTATGTCAAGAATGACAATGCGATACGTTATTTAAGGCGTTTGGGTTTTAAGTTTAGCGAACCTGAACCACACGGGACAAACGGCGAATTATTCTACCCGTTTGCAATGGTGGCAGCATGATGGGTGGCGGAGGTGGCGGAGGTCAAGGCAACCTCTATGCCGCAATTGCAAAAGCTGCGGTCAAAGGCGGCACGACTTATTTAAAGCTCAAGGCCCAAAAGCAAGCACTTGAACAGCAAGCTGAATTTGCTGATGCAAATGCAACACTTGCAGATATTCAGGCGCGTGATGCGATCGATTCAGGGCGAGTTTCAGTCACTGATTATCAACGCAATGTTTCGGCGTTCAAATCTAGCCAAATTAATGCGCTAGCTGAAAACGGCATTGATGTCACCCAAGGTTCAGCAATCGATATGCTTGCAAGTACAGAAATGATTGCGCAATCAGATATTGACACAATCAAGTACAACGCTGCAATGCAGTCTTGGGGGCATCGAGTAGAGCAAACCAATTTCTTGAATCAGAAAAACGTATTAACTGCCCAAGCGAAATCGATTCGCCCACGTCTAAATGCAGAACTTGCTGCAATGAATGAGTTCGCATCAACCATGTTTGGCGGCGGAGGTGGGGGCAGTCCAATGCAAGGCGGGGAGTCAATGACTGCTATGCCAAGCGGCGGTGGCAGCTATTCAAATAATAGTAATTTTGCTATGTCGCTATACGGCAATAACCAAGGCGCATCTTGGCAGAACTACAACTGGAATTGGATGGGAAATCAATAAATGCGTATTCCACAGTTTAATCAACAAGTAAACGAGCAAGGCATGCCAAATGCCCGCATACAAGGTGGCATGTCACCTGGTGCAGCGGTTGATGTTGTGTCTAACCAGATTGACGGTATTGCAAACTTGGCTAATACTGCTGCTAACGTTTATCAGCAAGAAGTTGATAGAACTGACCGCACACGCGTTATGGATGCTCAAAACCAATTAACTGAACTCAAGTATCATCTACAAAATAATAAGATCGATGGATATATTCATAAAAAAGGCGCAGATGTTGTTGGATTCAATAACGACGATGGCACTGGCTTTGTTGATTACTACTCAAAAGCTTATCAGGACGGCGTAAGCGAGATTACTGCAAAGCTTGGCAATAACCGCCAACGTGCAATGTTTAATCGTGCAGCAACTCAAGATGCCTATGCATTTAGAGGGAATCTGCAAAACTATTTTGTACGTGAAAACGATACATACCAGCAAAGTGTTTACTCTGCATCAGCGGATAGATACATCCGAAACATTAATGAAAACCCTGCTGACTTTGCATCTATTGATGACAGTCGTGAAAACCTAAAGGCTTCGCTTGGTGAGTTAATGCGCTTAGAAGGTAAATCAGCAACAGAAGCTGAAAACCTTTATCTGAAAAATGTCTCCAGTGCGCATATGAACAATCTGAATGCTTTTGTTGAGAATGGCAACCTTAAAGCTGCAACTTTGTATAGAGATAAATACAGTAGCGAAATATCATTGGCTGACACTTTCAAAGTCGATAAAGTCATTCGTCAAAAATTAGAAGATCAGCAAGTTGAATCTTTGGTTAATTACGCAATTACAGGTTCTCAAGAAAATAGTAATCCTGCCCTAAATGCACCCCCACAAGTATCACAGGCGATTGCACAAGAATTGAAAAGCCTTACACCGCAACAGATGAAGGGCATAAAATACAATGATCAGCGGCTTGATGTTTACACGGTTCATGCCGCAAAAGAAAAAGGCATGGAGTGGGCAGCGCCTTTGCTATTAGGGATTCGTTTATCAGGGGAAAAATCAGATAACAGTGCAGTCTCTCCAAAAGGTGCTAAATCAGTTATGCAATTTATGCCACCAACTTGGTCTGATTTTAATAAAAATGGTCAGCGCGATATTAACAATCCTGCTGATACTATTGACGCTTCATTAGAATTTGTTGATTGGATAAGTAAGAAATATAAAACCAAAGATCCAATGGTAATCGCAGCATATTACAATGGGGGCCATCCTGCCGCCGAAGCTGTTAAAAATGGTCGATTACCGCCAGCAAGCGAAACACGTAGTTATTTAGAGCGTATTGATAATTGGCTTACAGATGGTTTTGGCAAATATGCTAAGCAACCTTCTAAGACCCGTGAACAAGCCTTTGATGCGGTGTGGGGCAGTAATGTATCTCAAGAGGTCAAAGGTAAGGCAGAAGTTGCTTTAAACCGTCGATATGCAGCTGAAGACAAAATTAAAAAAGACAAACAGGACGAATCGTATAGCGAGATATTTAATGGAATCACAACTGGTCAGTTTACTTTTGAGCAAATACCAGTAAATGCAATTACTGATCTTGAGCCTGCTCAAATTAAAAGTTTACGTTCAATTAGCAAGTCTATCTACGAAGCACCTGTTAAAACTGATCCAACTGTTTTTAGTATGATTATGCTCAACAAAAATGAGTTATTTAAGGGTAAGCCACAATCAGTACTACACCAATATGCAGACAAACTTTCGCCTGCGGATTACCGAAACATTACTCAAATGTACCTTGATGTTAATAAGGAACCTAAGGACATTAAAAAGAACGATGAAATTGAAGTAAGTCCGAAAACGGTCTCAGACTATTTAAATCCATACTTACCAATGCTTGGTATTACTGATAAATCTAACAAAAAACAAATTGAACATTACTCTGCGGTCCAAGCGGATGTTACACAAACATTACGAGAAGCCGAGGCACGTAAAGGCTCCAAGTTATCGAAAGATGAGTATGGTCGAATTGTACTCAAGACAATTGGTCTAAATTCTCAGATCACTTCTTCACGATCTTTTTTAGGAGTGCCTCTAACTGGTAATTCTGAAATTACTTTAAATCGAATATACTCAGTTAAAAGTAAGGATGATATCGCCCCCAACACTCAAAGAAAAATTGACGACTTGTTTAAAAAACAGGGCCGAGATGTGTCTAAAGTTACTTTGGCGGAATATCTGAATGCGTACTACTCAATGATGCGTCGGGGGTTTTAATGGGTTTATTCAAAAATTTTCTTTTCGGAATAATGGCAATAATAGCGCCTACAGTCTTGTATGAATTGACATTAACATTGTTAAAATCAATAGGCATTGATGCGCCTACGTTTAAAATTTTATTAGCTGTTTGCTATGCTTTATTTGCGTTTTTATTAGTTATCATTGTTTATGAGAATACTACAGCAAATAAAAATAAATTAATTATAGTTCTACTTGATATTTTAGGCGGCAGCTTACTTTTCTTTTTTACCTACCCATCTTGGGTTCCCATATTTTATATGATCTTATCTTTATTTTCGCTTATGTACTGGCGCAGTCGATTTAGGAATTAGGGATGTTAATTGGCAACTAAGCTGTCAACAGCAAAAGCCTTTATCACGTATAACAGCATTTAAGATTACATAAGTCCGTAGTCTTAAGTGCTTTTATTATGTCTGATCAAAACCAAACAAACCTTACAATTGGTCAATTATTCGAAATCAACCAAGGTAAAAATGCAACCCAGATTGCAGATACAGAAGCACGTGCGCGAAAGGCCGCAAAAGACCTTGGACTAGACTATAACAAAATGACGGAAACGCCTGAGCAAATTGCATCAGTTGCCGATGAAGTCATAACTCAAAAGAAGTTAAACGAAGTTATTTCGAGCGATCCAGTCCTTGGTAAATACGCATTAAACCCAAACCAAGCTGCTGTTTCACTTGATGACTTTGGTTCATTAAAAAAGATCAGTGATAGCGTTTCGTTATTTGGTTCAAGTCTTACAGATCCGCGTCAACAAGTCACCTATGATGATTTGCAAAATGCGATTGTGAAAGGTGCATCTACTGAACAGCAAAAACGGTTGCAAGACCTTGGTGTATTCCAAAAACCTGACTCAGTAAAGCCGACAGTTAGCAATCTATTAACAGATCAACTAAATGCGCCTTTCTTTCCGAAAGCACCAGAACAACAAATCAAAGAAGTGCACGACCAAATCCTAAAAGAACAAGGTTCATACGCTGCGGCACGCTTCAATCGCTACATGGAAAATCGTAAGTTTTGGGATAGCCAAGGTCAATTGCTGCCGCAGGAAGAACGTGAAGGCAGCACGAATTGGGATGCAACCAAGCGTGGTTATGCATCTCTATGGCAAACCATTGGCGCGGCTAAATATGCAGCCACTGGTGACGACAGTATGTTGCAGCGATTCACCAATTATAAAAAGCGCCTTCCCCAATCTCAAGAATTAGTAACCCTTTTGGATGACATGGGGCAGGCTGCAAAAACCAATGACGCTGGGTGGTTAGGGGCAACTCAAGAATTTATAACCAAAGCAGATGGAGGAACCATCACAGAACTGGCATTGGAACAACTACCTCCAAGCTTAATAGGCTTTGGTCTTGGTGCAGGTGCAGGGAGTGTATTAAGCCAAACATTAACAAGGAACACAGCAAAATACGCACCATGGTTCATGTCGATAGAGAAGGCCCAAAACCTAATCAAAGGTGCGGCATTAGTTGGTGGTGCAATTCAAGGCGGAATTGGTGCAGGTACAGCTGACGTCGCGATTTCTTACGGACAAAACATGGCTGAAGCGCGTGAAAAGTTTCTAACACGCCAAGAGCAAATTGACTATGCGGCCGCTAAGACGTGGGGGTCTGCTAAATATTCAGCCTTAGGCGGATTGCTATTGCCTATCAATTTCGGTGGGGCGTTGCGAACTGTAGGCGGTCAAGCAGTTATTCAGTCTGCAGCAGGGGTTTATTCAGTTCAAGGTGCGGCAGATGCCGTTGGGGAAAAGGCAGACCCGGTAGAAATGGCACTAGAGGGAATGTTGGGCATGATCATGGCAGCACCTGAGGTTGCCATAGTTTCAGCAGGCAAGGTTAAAAACCAACGTACAGCCGAATTTGCGCTGGACCAATTGCGCCAAGACCAACAACAGGATGCAGTACGTTCAAGCACACTTGCTGCAATCCTTAATACATTAGTAAATCGCAATCGTGAAAGTAAAACTAATCAGCGCGATGAATCGGCAAGCCAAGATTTTTTGCGCCAAGCTATTGAAGAACACGGCGCAATTGATGAAGTCTTTATCGATGGGCAGACTTTTAACCAGTTATTGCGTGATCGTGATATTGCACCAGAAGATTTGTTCTCTCGTGCACCAAGTCTGCAAGACCAATTGGGCAATGCTCAAGAATTTGATGGCACAGTTCAGATACCAATTGACGAATTTGTTTCGTCCATGTCTGCATTGGATGATGCAACAGATTTTGTTGAAAATGTTCGTTCACGTCCAGATATGCCAACGCTTAAAGAAGCACAAGAGAACTTGGCAAAGACCACGGAACAAATGCGCCAAGAGGCCGAAACGTATTTAGATGAACAAGCAAAGTTTGAAGTGGCTGAAGATTCACGGGAAATAGTTGCAACCGAGATCCAAAACCAACTTGGTAAAACTGCAACATTTAATGCCAAGTACAACCGTGCTGCAGGTGAATTGGCTTCGGCATTTTACTCAACCTTAGGCGATAAATTAGGTATAAGTGCAAAAGAAGCTTTTGACCTTCATCCAATTCGTATCTTTAGAGAAGGCACCGAACAGGGTTATAACCAAGTTCTACCCGATGCTATGCCAAAGGGAATGGTTAATAGCAATGGACAAGAAGCCGCAAACATTTATACAAATTATTCAAACAACCATAACGATTGGGCAATTAAGTCTATTTTGTTGGGCGAAGTGGGTAATTTCTCTCGAAGCGATTTAAATAAATATACTGGTTTTTCTCATTCGATCTATACATCTGAGTTAATGCATATTCGAAAAAATCATGGGGATGCAAAAAAAGAAAATGCTCGTGGACAATTGCCTGTTTTAGCGTCAGATATTGCAAAAATTGAGGATATTATTTTAAACCATGATGCTTTTATTCAAGATGCTGGATTGAGCAAAAACAAAAAACCAATGATCGGTTATGTCAAAAAATATGATGATGGCGTGTTGGTGTATGTAGAGGAAGTAAGAGAGGGAAGATCTGATTTATCAGGGCTTTCAATGAGAAAGCATCCCGCCACGAGTGATATCAATGTACTGGTTAAGCACAATAGCCACACTCCCAACGTCCAAGACGATGGCGGGCATAGTTCAATTTTAGATCAGCGTGATAATAATTACAAGCAAACAAATGGCGGTACAAGAGGCTCAATTGTTTTCCCTAATGGGGAGATAGGCTCAAATATAATTTTAAGTAAAAATGCTGATTTTTCTACATTTGTGCACGAGCTTGGGCATCATTTCTTAGAAATGAATATGGATATTGCGATGAATCCTGATGCACCTATTCAAGTTCGTCAGGACATGGAAACAGTTTTAAAGTGGGCTAGTGCTGACTTCAAAGACATTGGCGAATGGGATTTTTTCACCGATGCTGAAAAAACAGAAGTGCATGAAAAATTTGCTGAAACTTTTGAACAGTATGTGTTTACAGGCAAAGCGCCAAGCATTGACTTAAAGCAAGTTTTTAATCGCTTCCGTCAGTTTATGATTGCTGTATATCGCAATGTAGAGAAATTCTTAGGCATTAATGACCGTGCAGAATTGAACAGCGATATTACAGGCGTGATGGATCGAATGCTTGCATCAGAAAGCGCAATTCAAGAGGCTCAAGCGGCTGCAAATTTAGAGATGCTGATTCAGCAAGATGACGCAATGCGCATGGGTATAAGCCCAAAAGATTATGATGAAATGCGCCAAGACCATGAGGTAGCAACAGAACTTGCAATCAATACGCTTGAGCAGAAAACGCTGCAAAACTTATCCTGGTATCAAAAGCAAAAAACCAAGTATTTACGAACACTGCAACGTGAAGCGAATAAAAAGCGCGAGTCTGTAAAACAGGAAATTGCAAAGGATGTAGCGCAAGAGCCGATCTATCAGGCCATGATGTTTTTACGTCAACCTTTGGACAAAGTAGAGAAGCGTGATTTAAACAATGTTCAGTCTGAGCGTGACACCTTATTTGAAGCAATTGCGAAGTTAGGCGGCCTTGATGTAAATGAAATCGAATCGACTTGGGGCATAGACCAAGCTGCGAAAATCAAATCAGGCATTGGTAATAAGCCAGTTGTACGATCATCAAAATCTAAAGTAAGAGGTCTTTCTATTGAAGAAATGTCAGAACGTCTTGCGGAGTTTGGTTACTTGGCCAAAGATGAAAATGGTAAATTTGATACTCGAGAATTGGAAGACCGTTTTGCAGATGAGCTAATCGGTAATAAGCAATATTCTAATGAAGTTGATCCTGCATTACTTGATTACGCCCAAGACATGGACATTTTACAGCGATATGCAGAAGGCATGGTCACAAAGGGCAAATTGGCTTTAGATTGGATTGAAGCGAAATACGGTAAAGACAGTGAAGTATTTAACCAAGTATCAAAAGGCGCTTACGGCGTTGCCCAGCGTGGGGGTGAAAACCCTGATTTAATTGCAGAGATGTTTGGCTTTGAAAGTGGCGATGCTTTGATTCGGGACCTAATCAATTCTCCAACGCCCAAGCAACGCATCGATCAATTAACAGATGAACGCATGGCTGCACAATATTCTGAATTTTACGATCAGCAAAGCATTACTGAAGCAGTTGAATCAGCATTGCATAATGATATTCGTGCTCGAATGTTGGCCGCAGAAATGGCAGCATTAAATGGACTTATGGGGCGTAAATCTGCACTGAATGAAGCAGCTAAGGCTGTTGCACGTGACATGATCCAACGCCAAAGAATACGTGACATTCGCCCCCATATGCGCGCACAAGACGATGCTCGATTGGGGCGCATGGCAAATGATGCGTTTAAGAAAGGGGAGACAGTTGATGCCGCCCGGCATAAGCGCAATCAACTCGTCCAATTTTATGCAACAAAATACAGTTACGATGCAAAGGACCAAGTACAACAAAGCCTGAACATTGTGAAAAAGATATTTGGCAATAATGAAAAATTAGCCAAAAGTCGTGATTTTGATATGGTCACAGCAGCACGTGGAATATTGGGTAAATATGGTTTAGGTCGTGATTCATCAAACTATGAACAGCAACTTGAATTAATCAGAAAATATGACCCAACAACCTATGCTGAAATTCAAAACATCGGGGTGCTACCTGAAAACCAAGATTTCAAGAATCTAACACTTGAGCAATTCAGTGCGGTAATGTCCGCAGTGGAAACACTTTGGTATCGTTCCCGTGACAATAAAATTTGGCACACCACAAATGAAGCCTTTGAGCGGGAACAAGTCAGAGAGGAATTAATACAACAATCCCGTGGTAAGAAAAGCATTGAGAAAATTCAACAAACAATGTTGGGTCGGGATAAGTTTGCAGAACTAAAAGCAAGATTTATGGAATTGGGTGCATCCGCTAAACGTGTTGATCAAGTTGTGACTTGGTTGGATGGCGGCCCAACGGGTAAATATCGTGAATATATTCTTAATCCAATGCAGGATGCCCTGAGTAAATACCGCATTGATAAAGCCAAAATGTTAGATCAAGTCGTTAAAACATTTGAAGGCTTTGGCAAATTGGACAATTCAAAGATTGCCGCACCTGAATTAAACAATTATACATTTATTGGCAAACAGTCTTTGCTTCACGCAATCATGCACACAGGCAATACAAGTAACAAAGAGCGTTTAGTGCTTGGTTATCGCTGGGGCAGTCGCTTGGAAGATGGTTCAGTTGATTTCAGCGGTTGGGACCAATTTTTTAATCGCATGATTGCAGAGGGCACAATCACCAAAACGGATATGGACACTATACAAAAATTTTGGGATTTGTTTGATAGCTACAAAGAAAAAGCACAAATCACGCATAAAAAGATCAACGGTCGTTATTTTGATGAATTACCAAATTCACCTGTGATGACACCTTTTGGCGAGTACAAAGGGGGTTATGTACCTGCTGTGTATGACCGCTTACGCTCAAACGAACAAGACCGCATTCAAGACAAAAACCTTGCAGAAAATAACTTACAAGCTTTGGACATTGCCACCACTGGCGCCAATTTCACTAAATCACGTGCTGACCGTTACCACGATCAGCTTGAGTTAGATTTGTCACGTTTGCCAAGCCATTTGGACAAAGAGTTGCGCTATATCCATTTGGAACAGCAAGTTCGCCAGGTAGGGCGACTGCTGTTGAATAAAGATTTCAGAAATGAGATTGAGCGCGTTTTGCCGTTTGGTGTTAAGCAGATTTTTAATCCATGGTTGAAAGCGGTTGCAAATCAATCCGTAGATGAGAGTTCAGGTTCACATGTGCTGGATAGAGTGTTTAGCGTGCTACGTCGAAACACGGGTATTGCAATTATGTCTGCTAACTTAAAGAACGCAGTAGAACAGTTAACCGGCTTTGCGCAAGTCACAGTAGCAGTACCGCCTAAACAATTGATAAAAGCTCAAGCTGATTACTTTAGATCAATCGCATCGCGTCAAGACATGGCAAGTGACATTATGGACATGTCTGATTTTATGAAAACACGTTGGGATCGTGCAGCAGATGAGTACCGATATGCAATTGATGAAATTGTATTTCAAAAGAATGCCTATCAAACAGTGAAAGATTTCACAATGAAACATGCCTATTTCTTACAGACCTCGATTCAACGCCCAATGGAGATCGTGACTTGGCAAGCGGCCTTCAATAATTTCACTGAAAAGGGTATGAATCAATATGATGCTGTTCATGCTGCAGATAGCGTTGTGCGTCAGTACATGATGGACATGTCACCTGAAGGCATTTCAAACATTGAACGCGGTACACCTGCTAAGCGTATGTTCTTGATGTTTTATAACTGGTTCAACATGGTATGGAACACGGCCAATTCTGAAGCAAAGCTTGCACTTGAGGCCAGCAACGGCAGTTGGGTAAATGCTTCACCACGATTGGCTTATGTCGCTTTAATGATGGTTTCTATTCCTGCAATGGTTTCTCAACTTCTATTCATACTGTTCGCAGGTGGTATCAAAGACTATGACAATGAGGATGATAAATGGAGCGATCTAGCGGAGCAAATGGCGTTATCCCAAGTGAAGATGCTCACGGCGTTTGTACCTTATGCAGGGAATGTTGCTAATGCTGCAATCAGTAATACCGATGGGAACGTAATGAATGACCGTTACACTGCTTCACCTGTATTCAGCATTGGTGAAAGCGGGATTGCTCTAATCCAACACACTAAACGGGCATTAGATGATGAGAAAGAAGTCAATCAAGGTAAAGCAGCAAGGGACCTTTTAAACACGATGACGTTTGTTTCTGGTATCCCTTTTTCAATTCTTGGTAAACCTTCTGGGTATTGGTTAGACATTTTCAGTGGTAAAAAAGAAGAACCTAAGGATGCTGTTGATGCTGTGCGCGGAACCATTACTGGAAAGCATGCACCTACAGACTAAGCTGTTGACAGCACAAGCTTTGGGAACAACTATTTAGAATCGCACCTTTATAAAATGGCTGTAGTAATACGGCCCTTTTATTTTGGTGGACACATGACTGTTTCAAATTCAGATCGACTAAGCCCGTTGTATTTGGGCAATGATTTCGATTTGCGTTTTGACTTTACCTTCAGAACTTTTGATCAAGAAGATTCTGAGGGAGTTTCTGTACGTGTAAAAAACGGAACTGAATTTGAAACACTAGATCCATCGCTATATTTGGTTAATACCAATATCGATCAACTCGGTGGGCATATCCTATTAAAATACCCTTTAGCAAATAAATATTTCTACATTGCGGGGGATACCGTTGTTGATCAGCTTTTAGATATTACGAATTATGATAATTTTTACCCTGACGCTTTAGAAAAGGCATTGGATAAAGTTACCGCGATTTTGCAAGAGTGGTACACAAAGCTTGATCAAGAATCTATATCGCGTGTTTTGTCTGATATTAATTATGAAGAATTATCTAAAAAGCGCGATGATGTTTTAAAGTCCTATATTGAAACATTAGTTCGCCAAAACAATGACGGCAAATTCTATTTAAGCGATCAATACATCACAGCCAAGGAATTTTTAAGTCCAACAATTACAAACATTAAAGACGCGCTTCTAATTGGACTATCAACGGGTAAGGTTATTGAAATTCGTGAACCAACAAGTATTGCTTTTGCAAGCACAAGCGAAGTTCAAACTCTACTGAGTAAACTAGAAAACCTAATTATTAATGCACCAACAACTTTCACAATCCCTGCTGCAATATACAATTTCAACTCAGAATATATTGCTAAATACACTAAAGATCATGGCCTTTTAACAATAAAAGGCGCTGAACCACTGGCGGTGACTATCAGTTCTGTGGTTTCAGCAAATGGTGCAGACGGCTTATGGGATGTGACCTATGCATTAGCTGATGCAAGTAATGTAAGCGTTGGCGATTATCTT